GTATTTTATTTTTTGGATGACCACAATTCCATAATACCATAGAACTCCAGTTTTTTCTAGGATACACTGTTTGTAACTGTCCGTCCATTTTTGTTGTTTCTTTTGGTTGGTAATCGTGTTGTACGCACACTACCGCTTTTGAATCATCGCAGTATTGTTCTAGTTCCTTTGTAGATACACGCCATACAAAATCACAGTCACAAAATACTGCCCAACCCTTGTAGTCGTTTAAGTAAGGTACAAAAAATCTTGTAAATGTAAATTCTGTAGAGGCAAGTTTATCTTTTTCTCTGGTGTAAATTCCTTGTGCTCTCATCTCATTTTGTTTGAGAGGAATTACTTCTGCCAAAGAATCTCTTCTTTTAATGGAATGCTCACATACCTGATATGCTATATCTTCTCGAGAATCCCAACCTACATATACTTTTAAACTCATACTATTATATATCCAAATAAGGATAGACTTCTTTCCAATTTGTGTTTCTTCTACGATCTAATTGATCTAAAAAATATTTTAATTCTTGTATTAACTTTTTATTTTGTTTATCTGGTAAAGAGTTTAAACAACCTGCCATATATTTTTTGGAATTTTTATTATTTTCATTATCTTCTGGCATGATATCTAATATTTTTTTGATATCGTTTTCCCAGAATTTTTTCCCAAAAATTTTAGGATGCATCCATTCTCTTCCATCAACAAATGTAATTTCTTGATTTATAGTTCTTATTTTTCTATATTTTTGTATTACATTAATTAAATCCGGAATAGTACGCATGGTTAAAGCAGTAATGACTTGGTTGGTATTCAAAAAAATCCATTTTTGATTGACCGTATATTGGAATAGTTTTTCCCAATGATCTAACTTCAAACCAAATCTAGCGAGTTCGGCTTCCTTGCCCCAACCGTCTATGCTGACAGTGAGATCAAATCTACCAATGTTTCTATCTATACAAAGTTTTTTGATTTGCTCTATATAGTTTTTGTAAGTATTTTCTTTAACCATTAAATTAGAAACAATATTAAGTTCTAGGTTTGGATTTTTCAGTGACGATAATGTATCAATTACTTCTTGTAGTTCTGATTGATAAAAAGTTTCCCCACCCAGTAAATGTAGTCTGGTTAATTTACTACCGTTTCTTTTAATCCAATCCATAGATTTTTCAAAAAGTTGTCGATGTTCAGGCACACTTTCGCTGAAAGTATATCCAGAAAATTCATTTCCGTTTGTGTCTTTAAGTGGACCAAATTTTTTTGATTCAATATTCCATTGTGTACTGTTTCTTGTATTACAATAAGTGCATTTAAGATTACACGTTTTATTTAGAAAAATTTCTAAAACCTTTGGAGTTATTTTGGTAAGTGTGGTATCATTTTCTAATTCTTCCGGAACTTGGTTGGGTATGTTTAAATGATGCTGTCTATCACTCAACCCTCCAGAGTCTTCGATATCTTTACAGTATGTGCAATGTCCCGAACCACCATTTTCTTTTGTGGGCCATTTACCTTGTAACATAATTTCGCGTTCTTTTATCTTGTGTGGCAAGTTATGGAAATTATCAAAATTGTCTTTGTCCAAAGGTACTTTGAGACATCTGTGACAACTACTGGTCGTTCCTTCGGTCAAAATAATTGTAGACCAATTCCACTTGAGTTGGCAAGCCGTTTTTGTTTTTATTGGGAAATATTTTTTTTCTTTTTCAAACATTATTACTAGAGTTTATTTTCATTTATTGATAATTTGATAAATGTGTTTCCAATTATTTACTCTAGTGATGTTTTTGTCATAAAATTTTTGATTGTATGTATGATTATAGATCAACGGTCTTAATCCAAATTCTAATCCTTTTTTTGCGTTAGACCATTTATCTTCTATCCACCATAAATTTGTTCCATGAAATTCGGCCAAGGCCGCATCTTTGTGAGCACCTGTGTCTAATATAATAAAATTTTCAAACACAGTACCGCCAAATAATTCTTTCAGTCTTTTTTTCCTTAATTCTTGTGCAGGTATATCGGTAGTTTGTGATGTTATTGGTATAAATGTCCAACCTTCGGCGTGCAATAGTTTTACCCAGGTTTGTGAATCGGGCATGGGCTCTTGTATTGACATCCATGCAGATTTATTAAATTCTTCAATGAGTGATTCCTTTAGTTCTTTTTTTATTCCATATCTTTCAATCATGGAATACTTTTTTTCAGCACCTTTTCTTAGTGTGAATCCCCTGGACATCATCCATTGTCTAAAATGTTTTTCCCATTCGAGAAGAACACCATCAACGTCGGTTAATATAATTTTATTTGATTGATGCATCTTCCATACCAGCGACTCTAAGTTTGACAATGTTAGTAAGTTGCCATTGTTTTTGGTCTAGACCTTTAACTAAACCCAGCCACTTGTTTCTGATTAATGCAAATTCATTTACAATTTTTTCCATGTCGACCACATCTGCTTCTCCGTCAACATACTTTTCTACGTCTCTAGATGATAATGCTCTTTGATAGTTTTCTAAGAATTTTTTAAATACAGTTGATCGTAATCTTCTTTTTTCGATATTAAGATATTCTAGAATAGCCTCGATTTCCTGCAATTGATTAAATCGGTGTTCAACTTGTCCCGGCATTGCGGCACTGTTTTTTTCAAGATTGCCCCATATACCTATTTCTTTTTTTGCTAAAGTTAATTCATTATTAAAGTACAGTATGCATTCGGGTATTTTACTGATATCTTGACTTATTTTTGAATACCAACTCATTCTTCCTCAAAATAGTTGTCTTCTTCGTCAATTTCTTCGTCGAGCACAGTTTCTATTGCTTGTTGCAATTTTTCATCATATTCACCTGCGGCTTTAATGACTTTAGAATCTATATCCATATCAACTAATGTTTTAACATAATCGATAGCACAATCTAATTTAACTCTTTCAGGCAAGTAATTACTAATTGCTATCCAAATTTCTTCAATCTGATTTGCTGTCATCTGATTTTCCATCTTTTTTTAGACCCTTTTCAGTTTCGGTTTCTTTATCTATTATGTTATGAAAATCTTTCATAACTATATCTAATTTATCACCAGTCCAGTTTTTTCTAAACTCTATGATTTCCTTACCGTTGGAGTCTACGTATTTCAAACGATTTCCTGTTTGTTTCAATAAACCTTTTTTCTCAAATAGATCTACTAAACCAGAATACGGATCCATTCCTGTGTCGTATGGAATTTTGACTTGTACAGATTCAAATGGCTTGGCATATCTTGTTTTCATAACTTTACAGGCCGCTCTTATACCTCTAACATCAGACACCTTATTGCCCGACTCGTCTTCTTTGAGTTTTAATTTCTTCATTGCAACAACAATACTTGATGCATAGATAAAGCCTTGTCCGCCTGATATCTTATCATCTGGATCAAACATATCTTGTGATGCATATGTGTGATTGGTTGCAATCAGTCCTACGTTCCAACTTCCGAACATATTAACTGTATTTCTAACAAGTGCTGTGAGGGCCTTGGGTTTTCTACCAAGATCACCTTTCATTTCACCTGCTTCGAACTGATTTACATCTGTTGGTGTTAATAACATACCTAAAGAATCAATTACAAATAAAATCTTAGGTGCATTTTCTTTATTGTCTGCGTGTTCTTCTCTATATCCCTTCATGAACTCTGATATAGTTTTAGCCACATCGTCTATCATAGATAAAGATAATTTTAATAATTTTTCTTCGGAAGTATCTACACCAAGTGCTTTAAGCCATGCCTCATCTAATGCATTCTCCGAATCAATCAGTATAACAAAGATACCTTGTTCCTGAGCATTTTTAATAATGTTTCCAGATGCAATATAAGATTTACCTGCTCCGGATTCGCCTGCCAATACTGACACTTTTCCTAACGGTATACCTTTATTGAAGTCTCCGGATATAAGATAATTTAATGCAAAATTACCTGTTGAGATCCAATCTGTTGGATCACTAAATCCTAGACCCAGTCCCTGAATTGATTTTGTTATACTTTTTCTAAATTTTGTTATGTCAAATGGTTTTGTCATGTGTGTCCTATAATATTATCCAAACAATGATAGCAACTATAACAATCCATGCAGGAATTTGTTGATATAGTAACCAATCAACTGCTTTTTTAATTTTTCTTTTTATATCCATAGTATTATATTACTACCGATTGGCTCCAGTGTCAATACGATAACTGAACTGAAGCCAATGGTAATTTATGTTTACTTTGCTTGTCTTGATCTAATAAGTTTTAGAATGTCTTCAGCTCGTTTGGCACTATCACCATTTGATGGTGTTGTAGATACACTCGGTGTTGTAGATTCTTCACTTATTGGTTTTTCAACCGGTTCAACAGTACTAGTAACATTTTCTGTTACTGTTTTGGTTTCTGTTACTGGACTGGACCCATTTGATGTAGCCGTATATGCCACTCCTGCAGGTCTATAATATTGTCCGTATTTTTCCAGATCATAGGCCTCACCTTCTACAGATTTTTCAAATAATTCTTTAATTATTTTTACTTCTGCTTCGGTTGGCTCTTTTGGTCTAAAGTCATTAAGATTATGCAACCCGAAATTTTCAATTGCAGATCTTTCTGCTTCATCGAGTGCTCTTTCTTTTCTTGACCATTTAGAAGTAGAGTAATCAGCGTAACCACCTTTAGAAGTTTTAGTTATTCTAAAGTCCACTCCTCTCACAGAATCAGTTGGTAACTCTTCCATTTCTGGATCCATCAATGCTGATTTTATGATATTAAAGATTTGTGGTCCAATTATAAATCTTCTAATTGGATTTTCTGGTGTTGAATCTTCGGACAATGGATTTTGTACTACAAAACCTTGGAAGATATAACTTTTCTTCTTCCAGTATTTTCTACCCATGTCTTCCATGGATTTGTCTTTAAACCATGGTCTAACTTCGGTTAGTACCGGACAAGTTTTACCGTACATTTCCATACACGGAACTTGTACTTGTACAGGTCTAGAATCTGCTTGTCCTTTGATACCTGCAAAAGGTAATTTGATCATTGCCCTTTCGCTCCAAAAGAAAGTGTTATTTGGATCTTTATCTGGTAAAAATCTTACTACAGATTCTTGTCCTTCTTGTATGTTCCAGTGTGGGTAAATGGCGTTGTCTCCGCCAGTTGATGTTGAAGAACGATTAACTTCTTGAGATTTTAGTTTCGCTCTTATTTCTGCTAGTGTTGCCATAATATAAGCCTCCTTTGTTGTTTGCCTATGTTTGTTTTTATATTGCCTAAATGTATATTAGACTTAACGTATAATATACGCAGTTATTTATGAAAAGTCAAGAAAATAAATTGGTAATTTTATTGGTAATAATTTGAAGTGAATTCACCTTCTAGTATTTTGACTCTAAAAGCCAGTCTAAAGTTTCTTTCCGGTGCAAATCCTATTATCGGTGTTATAGGTCCGTGTGTTTTTGCATGGGAAAATACAATTAAACGATTTGGCACATGAGCTATAACATTATCTAACCAGCCATAGTTAAATGCTTGATGATCGCTGGTAGTTTTAAATTTGTTGTTCGGTGAATCGGCCCATGTTCCTATATCTCCTCCCCATATGGGATTCCAATCAAGATTAGCACAGTACAAAACAGTTAGATAATTGTTTTTGTTTTGGTCATAGTCTTGGCACATACTATCTCTGTGTGCTCTACCCGAAACTGTGTTTCCATTTTTTATCCGAGCTGTTGTTGGATTCCATGTTGATTCTGAACTTCTGCCATTTACAAAAACAGTGTACCAACAATCTTCTTCGCGAAGATGAGACCATTTTTCATGGGGTTTTTTATCATGAAAAAAATCTTTATTTCGAGGAAACATTATATCTTCTGGAATTCCGTCAACAGAAGCATTATTTTGGAATACGTCATTGTTGATCTTATTCCAAATTTTATTGATTATTGGAAAATGATTTTTATCAAGGTCAGCCTGATTTGTAGCAATTGGAAAACGAGGCAAACCTGTTTTTATTCTTTTAATCATTGCTTCTATATCTAAAGCAGATTTAGTTCCTTTTTGCGTTGATGATTTTTTGTCTTTTTCCGGTATGTATTCTGCCGGTCCACCTTTGACTATTTCAGGCAAGGAAGGTTCAAACGAATAAAAAGATTTATCTTGTATCCATTGATACAGTTCTTTGTGTGTATTCTGGTCTAGAAAATTATCAAATATGTGTATTTTTTCTGTTTGTACAGACATTATATTTACTTATAATGTTTAAATGCCTGCTAATTTTTTTATTGTGTTTATTTCTGTAGATTCTTTTTTGGCATCAGAGGCCGCTTTCTTCATGGGCTCTGTTTTGTTACCATCTTTGTCCAGATCTAAGAAATCTGGTTTTGCTTCTGCTAATTCTTCTTCGTTAAAAAATTCTTCTAGTTTTAATCCTGCCAATTCAACAGCATCTTTTAACGTGTACTCTTTGTCGCCTACTTTAAACTTATCTCCTGCTTTCATGCCCGCCGCTTTGGCTTTTTGAACTGCTAGAGCAAATTCGTTGCCTTCCGTAGTGTTGACATCATCTGCCATGGACATCGCTCTTTCATCGTAGTCTTGTCTTACCCAGTTGATATAAGCACTAGATGATTCTAAGTCTGCCATTTGATCATCAGTTAAATCTGTGCCATCAATAAATTTAGCAGAATTGATCGGAGCAATAACATCACTGTAATCTTGCATGTCGTATTCAATGCTTTCTGAATCAACTTCTTTGCCGTCTATGATCATTGGTTCGTCATTTTTGTTTACTGCTTCTTCGGCTCTGCCTGCTAATTTATTAAAGTTGCTACTTAAATATTTTCTTGCGGAATCGTAGTCAGCACTTTTAAAAGCAGATTCGCCGTCCTTGTCTAGAACGTCATAAACCATTTTTCCGTCATGTCCCGAGTACATACTGACATATGGTTTTTGTTCTGTTATATTATCTGCCCATGATTCAAACTGTGCTTCGATGTTTTCTTTTGCTTTACCTTGTCTATCTTTTTTTGGATTGCCAAATTCGGCTGGTTCCATTCTGACTTGATTTTGATATTCTGGATCACCTTGCATTTTTTTGTAATCGTCAACATATCTTTTTGCCAATTGGAATGCAATTTTTTTATTTCTTATATAATCTTTTGATGGTTTAAAAAATGGTTCACCTTCCTGAGAAATTTCATCAGCAACGTGTGATGCAAAGTTTGCCACTCTGTCTTGTTCTGGTGTTTTAGTTAACATTCTAGATGCAATGTCACTTAAGATAGAACCTAACATTGTATT